AGAACCGAAGTGCCTCATTCGATTTGCCCAGTTACGTGGATGTATCGGATGAGGGTTACAAGGCGAGTTACGTGGATGGTGTGCTTCGTCTGTTCTTCAAGATGCGAACGTCTGACAAGAAACGTCGCGAGATTAAACTTGATTAGACGAAAATAGTTCCACCGAGTCCGCCTTGGCAGCGGAAAATGTTATAGTTTACCGCGTAGAGTCTTGCTTTACGCGATATGCTATTATCAACAAGAGTTAGTTCGAAAATCTGACTGGATATTCGGCTCATATTGACGGTTCCTTCGCCTACATGAAATACGTTCGTCTTATAACTTGGCGTCTGACTGTAATAATTATAGGGTTGAATGGCTCTCATTGTCATTTGATCTATGTCAAAATAGATTTGACCGTTGAAGAATAGTCGCCATCGGGTCACCTGGTCGTTGGAATAACTCACATAAATTGCACTTGCGCCTGAACTATAGTCGAACACACCCCTGGTTCCAGAGTCATTTTGAACCACCAGAACGAATTCCTTGACGGGATTTTCAAATTCAGTTTTGAAGCGAATTTGATTTAGGTCACCCAATGTGACTCGGGCAAGTTGCGCTTGTGTTATGACATAGTCCAATTGTTTTCCAAGGAAGAATTGACGATGTTCTTCGTTCAGATAGGCAGCCTGTAGATCGAGCACGACATTGGGTACAGGAAAACTTCCCAACTCTGCTTGCGTCCGAAGTGTTATCTTGACTTCGATGGTATGCCTGTTCAGAGCCAGTAAAGGAAATGAATTCTCGTATCCCTTTCCAAAAAATGGTATTTCAACCAAGAATTGATTCGTGATCGATGACGTTCCATAACTTATGGGTGTCGCTGTGCGCTTCAGAATGGAATTGTTGCTGTTTCTAGTTCTCTGGCTGTCCGTGAGATCGGACACAACCGCCATGTATTCTCCAGTCAAACTCACGATGGTCTGTCCACCGACTGCCAGTTCTGCACGCTCTATAAATGCGTGCCCTGCATCCTGCGGAACAGTTTGAGAATCGTCGAATCTGAAATTCACTATGAAAGCCGTTATGATGTCACAAGTATCATTGTCGATTGTACAAATCGATGTCTTGCCATATCCAATATCCGAATCAAAGGCCAGACGGAGGTTCTCAGACGTGTATCCAGCCCTTTTCGTAAACACCTTTTGATAAAAACTCTGTTGTGGGTCTCCAGTCAAAAAGGTGTCTTGGTATCCTGTGACGGCAAGCCGCATACTATTATGATGTGTCAAAAAAAGATTTCAAAAAATACATACGACTAATAGATATGAACATTCAACTCAAAAAATTCAACCCCGCTTCAATGGGCGACGATAAGGTATGCGTGTTTATTGGTAAGCGTGGCACAGGAAAATCAACGTTGGTGACGGATATTCTCTATCACAAAAAGCATCTCCCGGCGGGCGTGGTGATGTCGGCAACCGAAGAAGGGAACCACTGGTATCAACAGTTCATTCCGGACTTGTTCATCTACGGTGAGTACGACAAGGACATCATAGAGAGGGTCATCGACAGGCAGAGGAAGATGGTGAATATGAAACCACCGCCAGGGAAGCAGGAACTGACATCAAGAGATATTGGAGCCTTTATACTGATGGACGATTGCATGTACGATCGACGGTTCCTAAAGGATGCCTGTATTCGCCAATGTTTCATGAACGGACGCCACTGGAAGATTTTCTTTATGTTAACGATGCAATACTGCATGGACCTCAGTCCGGACCTCCGCGCCAACGTGGACTATGTATTCATCGCTCGAGAAAATGTAATCCAGAACCGAGAAAAATTGTACAAGGCATTCTTCGGAATCTTCCCAAATTTCGATATGTTCAACCAGGTGATGACGGCGTGCACAGAAAACTATGAGGTTTTGGTGCTGGACAATACGTCCAAGTCCAACCGAATCGAGGACTGTGTGTTCTGGTACAAGGCCAAGATCCATCAGAACTTCCGAGTGGGATCTCAGCAATTCTGGAGCCTCCACCAGAAGACCTACAAAAAGGCAGGAGGCGCCACCAAACCTGGTCAGGATCCCAATGAAGTCAGGCGCAATAAGAACTCTCAAGCCCTCCAGGTGAAGAAGTTGAAATAATTATTCAGGGAGAAAAACAATGCCCAAATGGGCATTGGAACCAAGGGACACAATGGAGACCAAATCCATCGCACTCGTGACGACCGCGCTCATTGACTCTGGGTTGGTGAGCGAGACCAAGGCAGATGCGCTGGCCACCCACCTTAGCAAGGGTGCCAAGAACTGGTGCATCAAGCAAATGAAGCCAAGGGACGTGAACGAAAACCAGAGGGAGATCCAAAAGTTCAACTCAAAGGTGTGGACGGAATATCTCGCCAAGAGGAACTACATATTCGACACCACCGACAGTGGACTGGTAAAGCGCAAGACACCACTGGTGGAGAAACAAGAAAGCCTTTTGGCGATCAAGAACCAGATGGTTGGTGAAACCTTTGCGCCACCTATCAAAAAGGTCAACAAGAGACTTCTGGATCGAGTACGACTCAACAGACTGCTCACTTTGGTCAAGAAAGACATTGACGAGATGGAAAATGAGATGAAGGGTCTGACAATGATCAACCAAAAACTGGAACGCTACTTCATTCGTCGACCTTCCTTCAAACCCAAGATCTTCATCAACCAGGAAGACGAATACCACGACCTTCCTGATATCCCCAAGAGGAAACGAATTCTCAAGAGACTTTTACACCTTCTGAACATGCGTCGTCTTGGCAAGATGGAAAAGATACGCGAGAAACTCACACAAGTTCGCAGGGACACGATGACAAGTTTGGTCCAGTTGCAACGCGATATTTACATCAACTCCAAGGAGTGTTGGACGCGTGCAGAAAGGGTATCATTCTTGGACAAGAAACATGCGAACGACGAACTCAAAGCCGAGCATGCCAAAATCTCGGAACACATTTCATCGAACCTGAGCGACTACATGGTCGAGGTGCCCAATCCTTTCAAAAACGCCACAGTCATCAGCGAGAACGACACGCGAGCAAACTGGAAGAATCCAGAGTTCAAACGTCTCTACGCAAGTCGAATGCGATCACTGGTGTACGCGATTCGCAACAACGACAAGTCCAAGTTTTTGGACAGGATCAAGAGTGGAGAACTCAAGCCCAACACATTCGACACCAAGGAGATATGGGATCTTTGGTATCAGGAACCCAAGAAGGAAGTGGTCGAGAAGAGGCCTGAGGAATACGAAGACGGGATGTTCAAGTGTGGCAAGTGCAAGTCCATGAAGACTACCTATGTGGAAAAGCAGACGCGATCTGCAGACGAGCCGATGACCTTATTCATCACCTGCAGGATGTGTGGTACTGTGATGAAGCGTTAAAGAAAAGATGTGGAAGATATTTAGAATGTGTAGTATCTGCGACAAAGAGATTCCTTTTGTCTGCAAGGCCAAAGTTCGTTGTGGTCACCACGTTCATCACGAGTGTCGTCTCGGTCTCGTTCCATTCACAAAATGTTCAATATGTAATAAAATTATACTTGATAAATTTGATGTCCACTTGAGTAATAATGATGAAATATGCCACAAACGCTGTGACACGAACACGCGACGCTACTATCCACCCTGTCCGGTGGAAGGATGTGGCATGCCACTGCACAAATATCACGTCATAACAAACAAACAGTGCCAAGAACTGATCGTGAAACTCGAAGGAAAGACGTTTGAAGAACGCATGGCGATCTACCTTTCTTACGGATTCCGTGAAGATGAATTGGGAGGTGGAGAACTTGATGAAGAAACATGGAAAAGGATTCAAACAATCATTTCGGCTTCTTCGCAGGAAAAGGACAAAGATGAACAGGTTGTTGTACCGAAAGAACCTAAACCTAAACCGGTCATTTCTTTACCCAAGACATTTGAACCCCGTGAACTTGCTCCCGGAGAGCGATACAAACCACCGAACAAGTCTAGGCGACCCCAAGAGCACGGAGCTTCTCTAAAAACTCTTGTTCCTCACTCTGTGAAGGGTAGGGTTCATGCGCCCCCTCAAGAAGATTTTGCTTTATTTTCGCAAGGTCCAATCTAGAAAGGGTCACAGAACCAAGAATGTAGTCCTCGTAGGCTTCGGCGACCGCTGGAATCAGTGGTTTGACGAGATCGTACATCGCCTTGGCGTACAACTGGATCTCCGGTTGGGCATGACTGTCCATCCTTAGACGCAGATAGTGAAGAAGATTGTGTAGATTGATCTTCCAATAGAACTCGGTGTAGGTCGACAGAGGCAAATGTTCCCTCGCCGTCTCGCGGGCAACTCCGTGGTCCAATAGTCTTTGATAGACCTCGAATGCCTGTTCGCACGAAGCCTTCTGGTCCCTCAACAGAACCATGGACTCGGGCGAATCCAACACTCCATCGGACCCCTGGTGGTTCACCTTGGACTGGCCACGGAACTCTGCCGGAACGTGGAACTCCTCGGGCAGTTGCGAATAGCGACCCGAAATTTCATTGATGCTGGCAGTCCGATGACGCATGTGTTGCCGAGCCAGAAAGATAGGCATTTTGATATGAAACTTGAAGTCCACCATCTCAAAAGGGGTTGTGTGGGCGTGACGGAGCAGGTAGCGAATTAGTCCGCGGTCACTCCGAACACTCTTTGTGCCTTCTCCATACGAAACGCGGGCGGCTTGCACTATGGCGTGGTCAAGATCCTCCCTCGGCATTGTATCGACAAGACGTACGAACCCATGCTTCTCAACACGGATTTCTGACATTTATCTTACTATCGAATGTATTCTCTAATTAACATCACATCACAATCTCCCTCCACAGGGAGACCCTTGTCCCTCCACCCTTCCAGACCATCTTCAAGGACAAATATGTTAGTGAACCCATATTCGTTCATGTGAACCTTGGCCATCTTGGCAACCAGTGACTGTTTGTTGTTTCCGTAAAGTACTATGGCTTGGTCGAATCCAGGAAATGTTCGACCGGTTCCGGAGAAAAGTCCTTCCCCTCGCTTTTCCACATCCAAGTAAGTTACCTTTTCAGTTTTTTGAGGTGGTTCACTTGGCGTCTCAGACTTCGTCGTCGGCATCACGATGGGTTCATTCTGTCTGGCGACTTCAACATCATACATGCGAAAGGCCCTCTCCAATTCGGTCTCTTTATTGATCTTCAGTTTGGTTGCGTCTTCAAATTTCTTGGACTTCTCGGCAAATTCCAGGGGCTCGATATTCTTCAACGGTCTCACTTGTTCAAAAGCAATTCTTGCGCTATTCTCTTCTATTCGAGCATTGTTGGCATCGTCGGTTGCAGTGATCACCCTGCCCCGCGCCAGCAACAGGCGATCGGAGCGCTCCCGAAGCACCTTTTCCTCGTAGGACCTCTTTTCGATCCGCTTGGGGTCATTTTCACCGGCAAGGATGGCATTGATGCGATCAAACTCCGCCATGGGAAAGTTGATCGAATTCGGAAGTCTACAATTCTGAAAATGCTTCTGTGAACCTACATGAATTAGCATGAGATTTGGTCGCGACAATCTGAGACTATGTAATTGTTCTGGTGAAACCATTATATTAATATTACTCATAATTTCTTACGGCGAGTGCCACGGGGAAGCGAGGGACGCCGTCTTGGGTGAGTCCCTGAAATTGAACGGTGAGCATCTCGCCCATCAACTTGCCTCGGTTTTTCCACAACTCCCTTCGACTTTCCATGGTTCCCTTGGGTCGGGCCTTGAATGTGTCACCGTCCTTGGTCTCGCAGATCCAAATGGGCGTCCCACGGTCTTTGCCTTCTGCCTCCTCGGCGCCCACGATTTCAAACTCCTCGGTCATCATCTTCTTGTACTTGATGCACTGGGATGACCGCTTATTGAGCAAGTAGGGACTTTCGGCCACGCGCACCACCACACCCTCGTGACCCTCTGCCACAAACTTGTCGTGATATTTGTCAGCATCCTTGGCGGTCCCTTGATAGGCTGGAACAATCTTGATCATCGGATGATTGATTGACTTGATAATTTCCTTGAGCCTCTCATAGCGTTCCATGAAGGGCATCTCCAACTTACTTAGGCGAAAGTAGTCAAAGCAGTGAAATTCCAGTTTGGGTGCGTAGGGACTTTCTGAACCCCTAGCAGCACTGGTGATCTGTTCGAAATCCAAGTCCTTGCAGAAGAGTTCACCGTCCAAGAACTCACCTTCCTCCAACTTTCCCTCCAAAGCCTTTTCCAAGTGAGTCAAATGTTCGATCCTCTGTTCATTCCTGGATTGAAGCAATAGTCCACCACCCGAAAATCCAGCGAGCATCCTGACACCGTCCAACTTGGGCTGAAAGCGAATGTCACCATCAATTCCATAGGACCTCGAACTAAACGAGTAGAGCAGCATGGGTCTGAGGACAACTTCGGACCTCAGTTGAATATTGTCCATGTACCCCAACTTGACCTGTTTTCGCCACATCTGAGCGGCTTGCTCCTCGATGGGAGTCTTGCGTTTGGCATCTGGAGGGCGTTCCGTCACGGATCTTTTACCATCGATAAGACCTGTGGTTCGTCTAATCATTCCGTTGACGACCTCAACTTGCCAAATGCGAGTCTTTCCATTGGCATCTTTGCCATAAAGTGCAGGAAAGAACGTCATTTAACTAATATAGTGTTTTTTGTTTAAACCCCAGTGGAACCAAAACCTGCCACGCCCCTGGCGGTCAACTGAGGATCTGGTAATTCTGACGGATCGGGAGCCACCGGAGGATCCTGAATGGGAATTTGTGGATACAGTTCCGGGTCCTCAACAAGGTCACAATGCTCGTAACGCTCCAGAATCAACTGGGCGATACGATAACCCTGCTTGATATGAAACGGTCTGTTTCCATGATTGAAAAGAACAACCCTGAGTTCACCCTCATAATCGCGGTCGATGACACCGGCACCCACCTCGATGCCATGTTTGACGGTCAGTCCCGAGCGACTGGCGATGCGGGCATAGCATCCCCCAGGAATCTTGACTCGGATCCCCGTGGGAACCACGAACCTCTTGCCTTCGTGGACCACGCAGTCCGAGCAGGCATACAGATCATAGCCCGCAGAAAGTTCTGTGCCCCGGGTCGGTAACATAGCATCAGAATGCATCTTCTGAACAACTAAGGTATTCATGTTTTTGGTATTCATCTATAGATTCTTTTCTTTAAATACCACGCAATAACGAATAGAGTTATGAAATACCATATTTGATTATAGAAAAATCTGGCGAATTGAATGATGTAAGCCAAAAGATATTGAAGAGGATTTGTTGGATTCGCCGAGTTTCGCATGAGAAAGCGGGTCACCTTGGTCCACATCCAGTTTATGAATATAGACCATTGACTGAAAATTTCAGGAGTCCCGTCGGGTATGACGAGGTAATGTAATTTGAGCATGAGACGAGTCTTGCCACTCGGGATGGTTCCGCGGACACAGTGGTAGTCCCTGTTGTATTCGATTCCATTGAAGTCACCGGTGGACAATTTGCTGGTCTTGTCACCGACCTGTGTGAAAACGGTCGAGTTGTCATTCAGTGCCAGAATGATTCTCACCAATTTGCTAGGTCCTTCTATGAACTTGTAGGGAGCGTCATAGTGACAATCCACAAGCACACGGTCGCTCGCCTTGGCGTCCAGTGGAGACACGCTGACAAACACCTCGTCGATGGAAGGCACCGATCGGATGGTCGAATCTGGGTAGTTTTCTAAAAGGGTGTCGCGAATGATGGACGAATTTCTCAGTGTATCTATGGCATTTTTTATGACAGGTTGCTTGATTTCCTCTGTCCATGTGTGATCAGCCATCGTTTTCCCGTTGCTCTTATAGTGGTTTCTAAGGACTGTCATTTCATGGGACTCTGGTATTTTGCCTTGAATGAGCATATTATTATATGGTCGTATTATAAATGGCAGAGCACGATCACGAGACATGTGACAAGACGCAGCCGGTGGCGAACTGGAAGTGTATCTGGTTCACCTTAGCCCTGGCAGGTGGATACTGGTATCTTCCACCTAAGAACAAGTGGGTGCTTTTGAGTTTGCTTTATTTCCCCTATATCGTGCTTGCGTGGTATGACCACTGGTATCAGTGTCAGCGGAACCTCGGACCGACCTATCTGGCTTTGTTCTACTGGTGGGCCAAGCCCAAGGACAGCGAGCAGATCCAGAAGTACAAGAACTGGTGTCCCGATATCAAGAACAAGGTGCTTAAAATCGACCTCGTGATCTTGGCATTGGGGGTGTTGATCCTGCCGTGGTTCCTCGCGTGGAAGCCTTAGACGAGATCGGGAATTTCGTCCAGTCCGGCTTTTACAACATTGAATGGTGAATTTACAAGTTTTACAGTCGCATTCACTGCAGCATTAAAACCACCGAATGTAGCCGCATTTATTACAGCTCTATAATCACCAAAAGCTGAATCCACTGCATTTTTCACAACACTTCCAGGAACACTCACAAGAGCCAAAATACCTTCCGAAAAAAGTTTTATAATCATATCGAGAAAAATCAACAGTATGGGTTCCACAATGCCCGTGAAAAACTCAATGGCCTTTGTATTTATCCAATTGATTAGTGAATCAAAAAAATTTGATATTTTTTCGGGTATTCCCGATAAAGTTTTGTTAATGTTGTCAAACACATTGCCAACACTAATAATCCAGTTAGCAAGAGCCCTTATTGGGAATGTTAAGATTTCTATGAAACGCTCTCTGATTGATAATATTTGTTTTGTGACTTCCATCTAAAATTACTTTACATTAAAAATATCATCGAGAACGTATGCTTCTTCTGGAAGGTCAACAAGTTTTATGGATTCTTCTGGAATAAAACCTTCAGTTTCTTTGTTGGCCCACTTGAAAGCGGAATTGATAAGTTCTTGAATCTGAAATATCAAAAAATTGATTGTGTCCATGACCAATTCGATGACGTAGTCCCCGGCCTTCCCACTGGATATCCAGTCTATCCATTCGTTGCTGTAATTAAGTATGGCTTTGAGTGGTTTCAGCCAAAACATGTCGAACAAATTGTAAAAAAAGTCGGTCACTGCTTTGATGACATTGGCGATTACTGTGAAGAAATAATTCAGATTCAGCACTTCTATGATCTTCTCTTGGATATTGTCAAGTTCTTTGGGGTTTTTGTTGAAAACTTTGAATACCAGTTTGGTGATCAGGTAATAAAACAAAATCAATATAACAGGATTAAGCCTAAATGGTATCCCGATCAGAAGAGTGAAAAATCCTGAAATTGCATAGTAAAGTGTGTTGGACATTCTATTAATTAGAATGAAAATTTAATTAATGATGCCAAAGTTTGAATTATTTTGACATCTTTTAGAGTAGTATCCTTGCTAAGACCATAACTTTCTCTAAACTTATTATATTTTGTCTTATTATTGAATATTTTGTTTTTGGATAGTGTATCTTTGTCCTCCGACCAATAAATCGTTTCTTTGCCTTTATATTTCCAGAACTGCCCGTCCTTGATCATCTGGCTGGTGAGGAATTTCCCTGGGAGAGGCGGTGCCAAATCTTCGTCCACGGCTCCTCCAAGAGTCACCACGAGACCGAGGACTGTTATGATTTGATTCCATATCATCTTAAATAAGTCAGTTAATGAAAACCATGCCTGTTTTATTTTATCGATCGTGTAAACAAAAGCATCATAAATTGGTTTTGATAACTTTTCAAGTATGGCCATGGGGTAGAACTTTTTGATAAATTTGTCGTAGTCCTCCTTCATCTTTTCGTTACCTGTCGCCAAAGCCACAAGACCAATCCACTGGGACATGATCCATGCCAGACCAAGAAACAATAGTATTATTAGAGGTCCTGGGAAAACTACCGCCGATAGTGCAAATAGTTCCAATATGGACAGAGCAGCAGACCAATAAACGACCGGCACGAGCGCAGCATCAACCACCTTTCCAGCAAGGAGGCGTATGACGATATACAAAAGTGAAAGTAAAATTGAGATCAATGTGACGATCATTTCTACTATATGAAAATATTTTAGTGCCTGATATTAGTAATCATGGAGTTGCCTTGGCAACTTTTGACATGGAAGAATCTGATAATGATGACCATGGCATTTTCGGTGCTCGTGGCTCCACTTGGTGGTATTCCTCCCATCGTAGGGGTGATATTTGCCGTTATCTTTTTTGGTTTCTCTAACATAAACAAGGAAGTTAGAGAATCTGTGAACGAAAAGGGCAGACGTGATGTCACTCAGAGAAGGGCTGCGTTCATAGGCTGTCTGGTAGTTGGAGTGGTGGTGAGTTATGTGGTAGCATGGGTTTTACTTGCTATAGGTTTAAATCAATCTGAAGGGTTTTCAGGATTTGGAGAAATGTCGGTCGCAGCGGGAGGTGGTATCATAGCCGGTCTCGGTCTCGGCGTAATCATGACTGCCGTATGTCTGTCATTCTTCATCAATTATGGTACAGTGCTTGGGTGGTGGACGCCGACCGGAGGTCTAGTGACTCTGTTGATATCCATAATTCCGGCGCGAATGATTGGAAGAAATGTAGGAATTAACATGCTTGTTTCATTCATCGTGTCAAGTTTCGTATATGCAGGGTTGGTTCGAGACAACAAAAACAAAAAGGAACCATGGATGATAGGACAGTCGGCCTACATAGGTATCATGGTTGGAACTGCAGTGGCGCTGGTTTTGCCAAGTTCTGATGATGTATTAACAAGCATCGGTAAAAAATATAATTTGTCCACGAAAGAAGTAAAAGAAGTTGTGAAGAAAACTGGGTTGAGTTCAGACGTATATGCAAAATCAAGTGAAGGTGCTATTAATTCAATGGTTCAGGCTATGTGGGTTGTTTACTTTATCATTTGGATCCTAACCCACGTTCCAGTAGCACTTCCTTATGGTTGGGACACGCTTTTTAAGGTCAAGTAAAATCTAGTTGAATAGTAATAACATGGAGACGCATTACCTCGTGGTCAACTCGAATCTCAGGGACACGACTTTGTATCCCTCTGGTAATTCTTACACCATGCATCTAACCAATCCCATTCATGATGTCACGCGAGTGGAATTGGTCCAGGCTTCCGTGCCGAACGTCATACAAAACCTTCCAGATGGAGCCAACGTGATATCGCTGGACGGGAGTACCTTCTCGCTTCCGAATGGTTTCTATTCGGCCAACGGTCTGGCGGCCGAGGTGCAGAACGCCATAGAGCCGGTGACGAACGTGTCGGTGACCTACTTGTCTAATGAAGGCAAATATCTACTTTCGCGACCCACGACGGATCCGAATGGAAACTTCACCTTGACCTTGTCATCGACGTTGGCGACCCTGATGGGATTCACGAGTACGTCTGCCGGGACTTCGGCTTCAGTGGCAAACGATACTCCACCGACAACATTTGCGCTCTATGCCAACAACGACCGTTATCAGAACACGACATTCCTAAAGTCCGACCAGTTGGTGAATCTCACGGCAGACAACTACGTCTTTTTGGATGTCGCCGAACTAAACACGAGTCGCATGCAACAGGCACAAAAGATTGAGACCAACTCATTCAGTACATCGGCTTCACAGAACAATTTTGGTCCCATCGTCTTGGACGTTAGTTCGGGTGCCATCAAGCACTTTTCTGAGACGAGTGACTACATCTATGCGGTTGACTATTATCCTCCTATTTCGCAGTTGTCCAGAGTAACTGTGAGATGGAGGAAGACGGACGGAACGCCCATCAATTTCCAGGGACTGAACGAGAATTCATTCATGCTCAAGGTGACGAGCAAGTTCCGCAAGGACGACGTGGCACCTAACCTTCGTCAGAAGGCCGCCAAACCGAGACCAATTGTTTTAGTTCCCAAGCAGACCTAAGGAGTCTGGCACGAAGAGTTGTTCATTTTCATCACGCCAGTCCACTGGCATCTGGGGCCTCATGTTAGGATTCCCTATGTGGACTCTCAACAGAATCTTGTGACCTGCTGCTGTACCAGTAGATCCGGCACTGTCCAATACACGAATGGTGAGTTTATCGAAACTCACTGGGTTCTTGTACTGAACACTGTACTTGAAATCGGCATTCTCTTGGAAGTACCTAACCGAACCCGCCGCCACGCCATTGGGAGGAATGGTGGCAAAGTATCCACGGATCTTTGAACCGTCCGCGCCTGCTGTTACTGCACTGTCAGTGAAAGGCGATCGGAGTTCCTCGATGTCATAGACGATCGAGTTGCTTCCGGTGAAAACCGTCGCCTCGGCATAAACCAGATCCACCTGGTAGACATTCCGGTAAATCTCTTGGAATTGCCTCGTGGAAACGTTTGATGTTCCTTCAATGTAAAGATAGTGAACTTCGGAGTCTGTGCGAAGATCCATATTAGTATTACCCGAGAAAATCATACGCTTCTGGCAACGTCCTGACGACGCTGATCGGTCTCACATTCCTGTACATCCATATGATGCTCTCGATGAACTTGAATGTGAAGAACGTCGGGTTGGTCACTATCGCCGACCGGATGACCTGTCTTTCGGTCTTTGGTTTCAACTCTCGCATCAAGGAACTGAACTCCCATATCAACTTCGGGATGGTTGCGACTTGGACCACCTTGACATCTGAAAAGTCAAATAGAAAATTGAACTGCTCCTTATTGAAGCAACTTCTCACGTCTTCTTTGAAAGCCACCCAGTCCATGTGTGGGACCTCGGTGGTGTGAAAGACAAAGTGAAAAGTTCGGTTCGACCAAAGTTTGGTATAGAACATTTTATCAATTACTAGTAGGATGTATTTAATACTTGTTGTTTTCATTGCGATTGCTCTCGTGATTCGCCTAGTATATTTACCGAACACATCGGACACTTAAATGCGTAGTTACTACTTAAATACACGATGTTATTCAAACAAGAGACACAGACGTTGTGCTTGCAATTTATCTTCACAGGTCTCTTATTTTCGTAGCACACCACACACATCTTCTTTTTCTTTTTTGGAAATCTTATCCTATCAAAAAATGTTTTTACGACTTCGCCTACGTTTGCTATGGCTGGCTGGAGTTCAAGAAACATGATGCGAACGAACAATTTTACCCTATACCACAGAAATACATCACGTTCATAGTGCGTATGAACGTAACCTCTTATCAACCATGGCATGAAAAATTTCAAGGTCCTCATTTTGTTGTGCGAGCGACAAAACACAACTGGGAGTCCCAACATGTTCGAGTTGCAGTTGCCATTTCTCGTGCACCTCCACCCATTTTTTGTAATACCATAACAACGTAGGCCAGTTAGTTTAAAGAATCATCGGAACAAAGTGAAGTGTCGTCGTCATTGTCATCGTCTTCATCTTCAGATGGAACAAAATCTTCATCCGAAGCGTCATTTGATATGAAAAGGTTGTCACTTACCTCTTCATATCCTAAAGAATCCATGTCTCTGACAGCCGAATATGAATTGATGATGTGTTCTTTGCTTATCCAGACTGGATTTCTGAATGAGTAGTGACCTTGATTATCAGTCTCTTCCAGGCATCTGACCAACGCCGAATTTTCTTTCTCATCGATCATTTCGGCTAGAATGACACCGTCGCCAAGTTGTACGTCTACAAACATAGTTTATGATTTATGGGTCATAAATCTTTAAATGTCTTTTGCAGAACTCGAGACCTGTCTGTGGCTTGTGTTTGCATGGTTTACCATCCAGACATATGGCCTTGCATACTTTTCGGTTGGTACACTTTTGTATTTCTTTCTTTTCGGGAAGTTCATCAAGAAAGATTACACAACGTCTTTCTTGAAGATCTTTTTGTAGGAAGTGTCTTTTCCATCCTATGATCATACTAAGTAGTCTTTGGTGACAAATATTTAATAGGGGCCGCCCATTCCGATGCGGTTGTTGATCGGAAGACTTTTCCCGGCCAAGGTGGTGTTCTTGGGCAGAGGATTCGGCACGTAGTTGGTGGACGCATCACGAATATACATGATGTAAGCCGACACGCCATCGCGAACCTGGGGGAGCATCTTATCGACCACCTGCTGGTTCATGCGAGCAATCTGGGCGGCGACGTTGCCATAGGGGTTCATCGCGTTGTTGATGTAGACGTAGCGCATGAAGGTCATCACATCCCTCGGGTTCTGTCGGTCGATGGAAAGACCCGTCTCGTCCTTGAACTGCTTCCGGAGCATCGCCTGGATTCGTTCCAAGTTGGCCTGCTGAAAGAAAGCGGCGTTCAAAGGAGTCGTGGTCTTGTGCATGGAAGTGATCATACTCGTTCGCACGTCCGCGGACGGGATGGGGTCCTGATCAACGCCATTCAATGGGGTCAAGTTAATCATACTATTACTTGTTGAGGTTTTTTCTTGGATTCTTGAGGACCGACATTGGAGTGATGAAGTTACCTGAACTTACGGTCTTGAGTGACTTTCTCACACAGAAAAAGGTGCACGGCTTGTCATAGTCGATGCCGCCTCTCTTTCCATACATGCGATCCGCGGTCACTGGGTTGTAGATGCGCTTCCTACTCGCGTCCGTTCTGGACACCGCTGTTCCACCAGGTTTGTGCGACCAAGTTCCGTCGGAATCTTGGCGGTAGAAGTGATAGTCCTGACCCCAACTGTTCACCGCCAGAAATCCCTTGTAGTGGCCTTTGGGACACTTGTCCTTGGCCTTTTCCAGAGACCATGTGATAACGTGCCTTGGGTTATCCGCCAACACGCGCCTCTTCACGGACTCGCAGGTCACTGCATTGTTGTACCCTGCTCCCATCGCATACAGACCAGGCTGTGGCTTGCCTGCACGGGGATACACACGAAGGTCGTCCAGAAAGTAGGAATAACAATTGTGTGTGGCTTGAACCATAGCGTCCCTGGACCACTCCTCGCCTCTATATTTGGGCTCGTAGCCAGACCTAGGGAGAAGTTTCGGGCCCATTACTACTATTTACATCCATATTTATTTCATTGATGTCAATTCCAAGGTCGTCCCTCAGCGCAGTTCTAAGTTCTTCCATATTTTCGGCGTCGAGTACAATTTCGGTCATGTACTCAATTTCATTGTCCCTGGGGAGATCGAAGGTCTCGGCAATCTGTCGTCCCACCAACTGACTGCTCTGAAGATTGGTCGTGATCATCCTGTCTCTGGTCCGTCGAGCCTCAATGATAATCGTAATGTTGTATTCGGGAATGTCAAAGTCCTGTCGACACACCGGGCATGTGTAGTTTCCTTGGCGCTTCCAGCGATTGATGCACGCCGTGTGAAATTTGTGATTGCATGGCAGAGTTCGTGCACTTCGCTCGCTCCTCGTAGTTATGTTATTCAGACATATGGCACATTCGGACATGCCAGCGTGCAGTGGGCAGTGTTCTCGCCCCTGTGCCTTTTTTCGTCGGCAAGGTGTTCCTGCCCGGGTCAGTGCACCACACTCACTCATCACGAGTTACTAACAACTAAGAAGTAAAACATTTGCTGGATAAAATCGCAACGTATAGTAGGGATGTTATCCGACAAGGAGATCACCAAAGTATTAAAGGAGGTCAAGGGTGACAAGAAGATCTACACACCCCTCAAGTACTTCCGTGGGTTAAAGACCAAGGAAGATGTTGTGACCCGTTTCAAGAAGATTGAAAAGAAGACCTACGCGCCATTCAAGACGGACATCGGCATGGAGACCAAAACGTCCACGTGGACAAAGAAGTTCTACAAGGCTTACCCTGGTGCCTACTCACTGGAAAACAAAGCCAAGGTCACCGGAGTTCCATTGGACATCATCAAGCAGGTCTATGATAAAGGTCTGGCTGCCTGGAGGACGGGACATCGCCCGGGAGCCACACCTCAGCAGTGGGGCTACGCCAGGGTTCACTCGTTCCTGATGGGCGGACCGACGTCTCGTGGACCCGATCGTCTGCTTGCAGTTGAGGCCGGACTTTTAAAGGTCTAATGCGGTATTGACCAAAGACTTCTTCCACCAGATACTAGCAGCATCGCGGTAGAATGCAAGGGTCTTCTTGATCCCCTCCGTCCAAGTAGTTTTTTCGGTCCAACCGAGAGCAGCCAACTTGGCATCCTCGATAAAGTAACGACAATCATTGAAGGGACGATCCTCCACGAACTGGATGGTCTCTTCTTTATTTAACTCAAAGACATTGCAGATTTCCTCTGCGACGTCCATCACCGACCGCTCCTTTTTGGTTCCGATGTTGTAAGTCTCGCCCGCCTTGCCCATATGCAAGATTATGTCGAAGGCTTCCACTACGTCGTCGATGTAGAGGTAGGATCTCACTGCCTTGCCCTCACCGTGGACGGGTAACTTTTCACCCCTCATGGCTCGCATGCAAAACTTGGGAATCAACTTTTCCGGAAACTGACCAGGACCATAGACATTGTTGCCACGGGTGATGATGACCGGCAACTTGTAACTGTGAGCATAAGCCGTCACCAACATCTCAGCAGCAGCCTTGGTGGCACTGTAGGGATTGGTGGGATTCAGGATCTGACCCTCGGTGTAGCCATTCTCAGCGTCCTTTGGCGTCTCACCATAGACCTCATCCGTGCTCACGTGGATGAACCGTTTCAAGTTCGGATTATTCTTGGCGCTCTCCAGAAGGACGTGGGTTCCATAGATGTTGTTGTGAGTGAAGGCGAAACTGTTGCCGAAACTATTGTCCACGTGGGTCTGTGCGGCAAAGTGCATCACCACATTGATATTGTCATTTTCCATGATGTAGTTCACAAAGTCGACGTTGGTGATGTCTCCCATCAAAAACTTGAAGTTGCGGCATTCCATGACTTCCACGAGATTGTGCATACTCGCACAGTAGTCCAACTTGTCCAGTACCACAAAGTTGTAGTCTGGATAGGTCTTCACAAGATGTCTAGTGACATGACTGCCAATAAATCCGGCACCGCCTGTAATCAAAATGTTCATCGTCTTATCTGTTTTGTAATATCGCAGAATCTGTTTAAGAAGATACGATCGTGACTTATGGCGATGATCGTTCCCCTAAAGTTCTTTAACATGTCTACGATCTTGTCGGTATTTTCTTGATCTTGGTGGCACGTGGGTTCGTCCAAGAACAGCACCAACGGATCATTTGATATAGCGTAGGCCAGTGCCGCCCTCTGCTTCTGACCACCCGACATGGGTCCAGACCTTGGAATGTCCGTGGTGATGTAGTGATCCACGATAGGTTCGTCAATGAAAAGCATTGGCTCCTGTGGAACGTAGGCGATTCCGTACTTGTAAAACCACTCACGATCGTGATCCCTGATACTGACGTCGTGCCACTTGATTTCACCCTCCCATGGTTTATACAAACCCATAAGCAATTTTAGGAGCGTGCTCTTTCCAGATCCAGACATTCCATGAAATCCGATATGCTTTCCATAGGGTATTTTCATGTTGAAGTCGGATATGACCTTGGTGTCCTCGTGATATCCGAACGAGACATTTTTGATGTAGATGTCTGGCTTTTCATTGATTAAAAATCCCCAATCGTCTCTGACAGGAGTGTCGAGAAAATCATAGACCTTCTCGCGTTTCGCTTCCTTGCTCTTGACATCCTTGAGAACATCCACGGACTGCTCGAGCAATTGAAATATAAATAGTGCATAAACGGCAAATTCATGAATCTCTTCTCGGTCACCGTCTTGGTAAATCATCAATAGTCCCATCATCAATGAAGCCGTGGTGAAATTAAGCGCCACCATGGTTCCGAATGTGTATGATTCTTTCTTTCGATGTTTCATAATTTCCTCTTGATGATGTGCCCATTCACTGACGACCCAATCTTCCCTGTGATTCGTCCGATAAATCTCCATCTTCTCATAGTAGTCACGTATCAACTCGTTTTGCCTTTGCTTGTGTTCTTGAATCGGTTTGATGCTAGGAACGTAGAACATATTTGCGAACCCCTGCTGAATACCCACGTGACCCAATGCACAACCGACACAAATTAGTGTAAGTTCTGGAGATTTTTGCCATAATAGATATACAGTCACCATGAATTGAAGTGAGGCGCGAATGACATAGTTGGTCAGTGCCGTGAAACTTTCAGCCACTGTCTCTACATCGTTGTTCACCAATTCAATTGTGTCGTGAAATGAATTTTTGATAAAATAATCATATGGCATCAGGTATGTTTTCATGATCGCGGTCGACTTGGCTTCTTGCGTGGTGAGTGCGATGGCGTAGGAAACCAAACCCACGCGAATTCCGGTGAACACATTTCCGACGACCTTGTAGACGAGAAATGAAGTAAGGACCTCCATAGGAAACGAAGGTTCCTGGATGAGCGAATGAATCAATTTAGCCTGAATCGAAGGAACCCACGAGAGAAACACGGCTGCCGCGGTCCCACTGGCGATCCCAGAAGCTATATAGCCGAGTGAACTTCTAGCATACTTCCACATTGTCTATAATTAAAATGACCTATAAAATAAAAGATGAATGACGCGACGTTCTACTTGTGGACTGGCATTGCAGGCGCTGTCTATACTGGTTTCGCGGCACTTCGGTACTATTCGTTGTCTGGCACACAACTCGTCAGTGCAGCCAGAGCAAAGAAGATGATCAAGTCGGGTGAAATCAAGCACGTCGTGGATGTCAGAAGCAAGTTCGAGTGGGACTTTGGACACTATCCCGGAGCGGTTCACATGCCATTGGGTACTATAACAAAAGAGAAGGTTGCGAAATTATCAAATGGTGGTATATTAACGTATTGTAACAGTGGACAAAGATCAAGAAAAGGTGCAGAGATGATAATGTCATATGGTCGTGCAAATGTCTACTACATTGACGGAACATATCATTCACTTTTATAATTTTCTAATTAAATAATATAAGATAATTGATTTAATGAAAACTTGTTGTAGATGTAAAGAAATAAAAGATTATGATAATTTCAAGAAAAATAGGTCGAGAAAAGATGGATATGCTTCAAATTGTAGATCGTGTGATAAAATAGATTATGAAAAAAATAAAGAAAAAAATAGCGAAAGATTTAAAAAATGGAGAGAAAACAACATTGAAAAAATAAATGAGCGAAAGAAAAACTACAGGAAAAATAATATTGAAAAGGTAAGAGAACAAGAACGGAATTTATATTATAAGAGAATAGACTATTATATAAAATACAGAGAGGATAATAAAGAACACTATAAAAAGTGGCGTGATGAAAACAAAGATAAAAAACTCGAGTATATGAGGGAAAGATTAAAGATTCCTCAATGGCGTATAGCACTAAGATGTAGAACGCGAATACGACGAGCCCTAAAAAATATACCAAAAACCAATAAAACGCAGGATCTCATTGGTTGTTCGTGGCAGGAACTGGTTAATCATTTAGAAAATACAAAGGTTCCCGGAAAAGATTACACTAATGCTCACATAGATCATATAAAACCATGCGCTTCTTTTGATTTAACAGATCCAGAACAACAGAAAGAATGTTTTCATTACACAAATCTTCAGTTCTTACCTGCAATTGAAAATCTACAAAAAGGTTCAAAGCTCCAGCAGCTCCCATCCAAAGGGGTATTCAAGTGACCTCATAGACAAACACAACGTGGCCTCCAACTCTTCCTCGACGGGTGACAATTCAGGAAACATCGTGGGTATGTCGGCAGGCGCCACTTCTCCCATAATTTCATACATAACCAATACAGATTGATAGTCAAATACCTTGCAGTCGTAGCCCAACGCATATTCATAGTCTGTGTTCATCATCAATTTCACACTCTTGCCACAGTTTTTGATGATGGTCTTTTTTGGAATCATTTCTGTTAACATCACCACCTTATCCTCCGTGATTGCTCTCGAAATAGGGACGTGCATCGGCATCGTGGTGTTGTATCGCTTTGAAAGTTCTTTGTGCCGGGTCGGGACCACCCACAGATTGAACAAGGTTCCAGACATTTATTATTCGTAGACCAATTTGTTTAAAAAGAGCACAAAGGCACTTTTTACATCATCCATCAAAGGGGCATTCGTTTCAAATAAAGGTTCCAGATAGTCTGCGTATTTATACATAAAGGTCCACGACTGATAACCCGCTCGGATCACCCCCTTGATTTCCGCTTCCATAGGGAAATCTTGTTTTCGCCATCCATATTCTACGACGAGACGGAAACGCCCACTCTCAAAGATCTTACCGTGAAAATCAGGGCACCACCCCTCGATCTGATTCACATGTTCTATGTCCCCCGAAAAGTCTTCGCGAAACTTTATTTCGATACCATGTTTTTCACACTCCTGTTTGAGGGACAGGTGAAAAGCATCGTAATGAACTTTGAGAAATTGGTGCGTTTCCATCTAGATATTTTTAGATATTTTTCTTTAAGTCGTGAATCGCAGCACTTTTTTAGATAGCCGTGCTGATTCCGTAGACAGCCAATGGGAGACCGACAAATGCCGTGCCGATGTAGGCGATCGGGAAATATTTGTATTCCTTGGCGAATTCACCCAACTTCTTGGCGCCCCAGATCGGTGCCTCGCGCAACGGTGGAGGAACATACCAGATGATCGTTCCGAACACGTTGAAGAATGTATGACAAAGTGCGACCTGCAGCGCCGACTTGGCGTTCGAGGCTGCCGTGGTGGAGGCAAGCAGACCCGTTACGGTCGTCCCCAGATTGGCACCCACGGTCAATGGAAACATCTGTTCCAATTTCACCATGCCCGTGGCGCACAAAGGAGTGAGTACTGAAGTGGTGATCGAAGACGACTGAACCAAGATGGTGAAACCAAGACCCATGAGGATTGTCAGGTAGTTGTTGAAATCCAAAGATTTCTGAAGAAGTTCCGTCGGCTTCCCTTCCATCACATAGGACATGCTCTTGGAAATCATAAAAAGGACATTTAAAGTCATAATCAATGAGAGACCTATGCTCAACCATCCGACGGCATTCTCATTCATTCCCCAGTCATCTTCAAATACGCCCATGAGACCCTTCGAGAATGGCGTGATGTATTTCTTGACGGGACCTTCCCATTCTTCACAGTCACCCGTGCACTCCGCGACATCCTTGACCATCTCTCCGGTCATCAACTGAAGGGGATGAGCAGCCCACTCGAGGGGAAAGAGGACCAACACCGAGAGGTAATTGAATAGGTCGTGAATAGTCGCGGCAGAAAATGCGCGTTCGTACTCATCTCCATCGGTCATATGAGCCAACGAAACAATTGTGTTGGTGACTGAAGTCCCTATGTTGGCGCCCATGATCATGTAGATGGCGTTGGTCACAGACAACTCATTGGCACCCACCATGCCCACAATGATTGAGGTGGTCGTGGATGAAGACTGAACCAGTACGGTGGCCAGAATACCGATCATTAAATCACTGACCGGATTGTCCGAAACGTCAAATAACTTTTCGGAACTGTCCTTTCCCAGCATCTTGAACCCCGATCCCATCAGCCCTAGCGCGTTCAAGAAAAGAAAAAGACAAAACAAGACATTGGTTACAACGGCAGGTTTTGGTATTATCCAATCTTTTGGTCTAAAGATATATCCAACTGTTGTAGCCAAATTCACACCGAACAGGGATAATAGTGTATATCCCGATTCATCGTTGACAAGTTCGTCACCACTCGACGACAATAATTTTCGCATTCTCCCTGACTTAAGTTCATAAAAAATTATAGTCCCCAGGGACGAACAACTCGTAGGGAAATGGATATTCAATACTTCGCCTTGAAAAACACAACATGCCTTCAAGGTCTTCCTGAACCACTGACATCTTGGCGGTCTCCGGAAACATCATCAAAAAATCTTCCATATCCAAATCTTGCTGAACTTCGTGCAAGACCAGCGATCCATCCATATCCCCAAAAACCCTGCAGTCCCTGGCGAGTCTGCGTTCACCATCTTGGGTAAGCATGAATTTGACGGAAGGTCCTATATCGGTTATCATGGTCTGCGCGTCAAACATGTCGCGGTATCTGGGAAGCAACTTCTCTTCCACGTTAGTGGCTATGGGGACATAGGGTGGATTTATGATATTCAGTTTTTTTGAAATAATTTTGTGCTTCACAGGAATCACCCACACATTGAACAAGGTGTTCATTACTAATATTTACAATTAATTTCCCCACCGTGCCTTATCGCGCATGATCTCCATGAAATGTTCTATGACTTCTTCCGGAACACCCTTAGGGTAATCAAAATCTTCTTCTTCTGTATCCATTTCTGCCGGAGCGTTGTTCCAGAAATACATCGCCTTGTATGTGAATGGATATTCGACCTGATTGGGATTGTAGAATGTTCCTTTGTAATTCAATTCAATCGTCTCGTCGCCTTCGTCACTCACTGGAGTGGTTTTGCTATCTACGTATCCGTGATCGAATACCAGTCGCCACCCTTCATCCATCTCGATTTCTTCGCCAGATACTTTTGGGTACTGAGAAATACCTATTCCATCATGACCATTTATCTGATGGATGTCGTGAAAAAGTTTAGTCGCGTCAAATGAAATTTCCCAACCTTTCTCTCTACAATCCCTTTCAAGCAGTTCGTAGAAGGCATCGTAACGCTTTTTCAGAAAATCATGGACGTCCATTTGTTCATTCCTCGAGCACACTCTTTAACGCCATATGAATGTCTGGTATGTCCGGGTAGAGTTCCGTCAACTTACTCGCGTCCAAAACGCAGTTGCTTCGACCCGCCTTGAGAATCCTGGATTGCTCCTCCAAGGTCATCAGAGTCCATGTGAGGTCACGCTTTCTATAAAATTTCACCATATTCATGACATCATCGTGGCAGATGGAACCTGGGTTGGTGAAATTGAAAGTCCCGGTGACGGACTTTTTTACCATGTCGGCAGCCACTGGAAGCAGTGTGGGCAGCACGGTCATCGAGTTGTGAACGGAAACGATTCGCTCGTAATTCATTATTTTGGTGATAAAGTTTCTGGGATGCTCGAGGTCACCGGTGATGGGCATTCTCAGTCGCAGAACCAAACAATTCTTGTAGTCCTTCAACAAGTTCTGAACCATCACCTTGGTCTTTGAGTAGTAGGAACCTTGAAAGTTGGGTGGGTCAGTCTCCTTGAATGGACCTTCGCCCTCATAGATGCACCCGGTACCAAAGTAGGTGAAGTGAATGTCCCTTCGGTGACATATGTCCGCGAGGTTGAGTACGCCGATCACGTTGGTTCGAATGACATCCTGCTTGTGTGTTTCGCACCAGTCCACATTGGGTCGCCCCGTCAGACCCGCGCAGCACACCACGTGGGTGGGATTGACCTCACGGATCACCTCCTCGGCCATGGGACTTTCCATCCGCGTGTTCGTAGTGACCACAGACTCTTCATCAAAAAGATCTGCCATCTGACTACCGATCCATCCCGTCGCTCCAAAGATTAGGATTCTCATTTTGTAAACCATTGAGCACTACTCCTAAGTCATCGTAGATCATGTCCAAACTGTCATTCGCATGCTCGATGTACTTGGTCAAGACCTTGGGGATGGTCATTTCGTTGTCCATCATCTCGTTGAGTTCGTCCAGCATCGCCTTGACGTCTGGGTCCCTGACCGGGGCGCAGAGCCGAAGTATCTTATCAAAGACGTAGTTCACAAGTTGCCGGAGATCTCGGTAATCAAACGCCTTGTGACGGATCATCTGTTCGAACAACTCGGTGTCCATACGTTCATCGATGTCATTCCGGAGTTCCGAATCGGGTTTCAAAATCCCGATGAGTTTGAATTTGATTTCGTCGTAGAGTTGCACGACCCACGCGTAGTCCAAGGGCTCGGTGGTAAGTTTCTCTTCGACCAAATCGAAGTAAGCCTTTTTCATATTAAATCCAATCAATTGTTCCATTATATTAACTAATACTTAGCGGCGAAAGAAAGTTTTGGAAAGTTCGCGCTCGGTGCGGGTCGCGGGCACGAAGCACTTGTCCGTGATGACCCCGTAGTCCTCGGCCTTCTTCTCCTGCAGCGAGACCATGGCGAGGTCGATGCTCGGCAGGTCGGGGTCGCTGACGGTCGCGACGTAGCGCTTGGTGACCACCTCCTTGGTCTGCCCGGTCCGGTGCACGCGCCCGATGGCTTGCATCTCGGCAGCCGGGTTCCACTGAGGGCTCATGAGGTAGACTCGGGTCGCCTCTTGCAGGTTGAGCCCCACGCCACCCACCACGATCTGTGAGATGAGGATGGCGCCCGGGTTGGGGTCATTTCTGAAACGGTTCAGGATGAAGTTCCTCGTTTCGGCGTCCAAGGTCCCGTCAAGTCGGTAGCACCGGTTGCCAAGGGCTTGGTTGATAGCGTCCATCTCCCCGTGGAACTGACAGAAGATGATTGCCTTTTCATTGGGGTGTGTGGCGAGATCCTTGAGCAGCTGGACGACCTTGCTCGGAAGATGACCCGTTTCAAAATTGCCCTCCATTATCTCGTGGACGAGGTCGCGGTTGGTCATGGTCTGTCTGGCTCGCAGCATGCCCTCGAGAATCTTCATGTTCTTTTCTCGCTGCGAAGCCCCACGGCGCTGGGCGTCCTTGATCGAGTCCTTGAACTTGTTGTAGACTTCAAAGTAGGTCTGCTCCTCTTCCAGGGTCATCGGCACCTCCATGCAGCCCGAGTGGCATGACGGCAGTCGCAGGCGTTCGCAGTGCTGTGCCACCTGTTCCTTGGTGCGTCGAAGGACGTACTTGTCGCGGATTTTCTCCAGCTCTTGCTGCACGGACAGCTTGAGGTCGTTGAGGAACTCCTTGGTCTTGTCGCGGTTCACCAGGTTGCCCCGATGGATGAGCCCGTAGAGCGTGGCGAAGTCCTTGAGGCTGTTGACAACTGGCGTACCGGTGATGAGCCACGTGGATTTGGAGCGCAGCCGCATGACCTCCACAAAACTCTTGGACTTCGGGTTGCGCACGTGGTGGGCTTCGTCCAGTACCACGCGATCCCACTGCGTCAAGCAAAGCCCTTGTGACTTTTTGCTGAGGAGGGCTGTGTAGGACGTGATGGTGACGCCCTTGAGGGTTGGTGCGAAACGGGTCAGTTCCTTGTTCCACTGAGCCGTTACGGATTTGGGCGCGACCACTAGCGTGCGTCCCGGATTGTTGCACATCATCGCGATGGTTTGGGCGGTCTTGCCGAGGCCCATCTCATCGCAAAGGAATCCACCACCCTCTTTGTCCCGGGCGGTCATCCATCGGACCCCTTCATCCTGGTAAGGCTTGATGAGGCGTCCCACGAACATCGTGTCGGTTTCAGGTGCCCATTGAGAATCGTTCAGGCTCCCTGAATAATTTTTAGTTGTTCTCAAATTCTCCCATAGCTTTCTTTATACCTTCTGCGACCATAAGGGTACTTATACTTGTTTTATTTGAATTAAAAATATTTGTTCTAGCAATCGCAAATGCTTTCCCGTATTCTGGAATTGGCAGATTAGTTCTGTTACTAAACTGGGAGAAAAATTCAACCATGGTATTTATTAGAATTTGCATCTCATAAGTCTGATTTTCAAAATTGTTTACTGCAGACATATTATTTAATATTTCTTTACGCCACGCTATTCTCGCTGCACGGATATATTCTATATTAGTAAATTTTATTTTTGGTTTTTTAATTGTTGTTGAGGGATTGTTGTTGCGTACTCTCTTAGTGGCTCGAGCGGAGCGTGCAGCTGTCTGTCTGGCAGCAGCGTTGGCGGCGTTGCGAGCGGCTTTCTCTTCAG